AATATTGATGATTTTGATTACGAAGAATACACAGAAACGATGGTTAAAGTTATTGTTCAAAATAAAAGTAATGCGTATTGGTTTGATAAGTTTATTGAAAAATTAGAAAATTCGAATCCATTACAATTACAAATTATTGAAGATCATCTTAATTTCGAAGTTGAAGATGAAGAAGATCTTATCAATGAAGCTGAATCGACATTAGATATTTTTAAGAAATTTATTGATGGTTATGAAAACGATACGATCAATAAGAAAAGTTTAAAGAATAAGATTACAGAGTTATATAATGAGGCAATTAGTTTAGAATGATAATGTTTAAAAAAATAAAATGGAAAAACTTTTTATCTACTGGAAATTATATAACTGAATTAGATTTAAACAAAGTAAATAATACATTAATTATTGGAGAAAATGGGGCGGGTAAGTCAACAGTATTGGATGCCCTTTCATTTGTTTTATTTGGAAAACCATTTCGTAAAATTAACAAGCCACAATTGGTCAATTCTATAACCAAAAAGAATATGCTTGTTGAAGTGGAGTTTGATATTGGCCGCAATCAATATAAAATCATAAGAGGTGTTAAACCTAATATTTTTGAAGTGTATCATAATAATGATTTATTGAATCAATCTGCTGTTTCTAGAGATTATCAAGAAATTCTTGAAAAGCAAATCCTTAAAGTAAACCATAAATCTTTTTGTCAAGTTGTGGTTTTGGGGTCAGCTACATTCCAGCCTTTTATGCAACTGGGAGCAAATCAGCGTAGAGAAATTATTGAAAACCTTTTAGATTTGCAGATATTCACTACCATGAATTCCTTACTAAAGGATAAAACTTTAAATAATTCTGATAAGCTAAAACAAATACTGACCGAAAAACGAGTATTAGAAAATAATATAGAATTGATCAAAGATCATATTGATGAATTTAAATCAAATACAGATAAATTGATTTTTGAAAAAGAAAGTATTATTGATGAAACTAATGAGCGGATTGATAAGCAACAATCCGAAAGAACTAAACTTGAAAAGTTAATTGAAATAGATAAATCTAAATTAAAAGATGAAAATGCTATTCAAAGAAAATTAAAGAAATTAGATTCGCTTAAACATAAGATTGAAGCTAATCTTGCTTTAATTGATAAAGATATTGAATTTTTTAATAAACATGATAACTGCCCTACTTGTAAACAAGCAATTGAAACCGAGTTTAAGGCCGTAACCATTAAAAATAAAGAAAAAGAAGCATTTAGTATTAAAGATGGATTGGAGAAGCTTGCAGAGGAATATAATAATACTAACAAACGGTTAGAAGAAATATTATTAGTCAATAGCGCTATTGCAGATAATAAACTTAAAGTGAACAATATCGTCAGTAGTATTTCGCATTTATCGGACTATATTAGCAATTTAAGAAAAGAAATTGAAAAACTGAAGAAAACTTCGGTGGATAAAAGTACGGACAAAATTCCTCAACTTAAAAAAGAATTGAAAAATATTGATAAACTTTATACTGAATTGTCAGAAGAAAAAAATGTTCTTTCGGCGGCTGGAGTACTGTTAAAGGACGGAGGAATTAAATCCAAAATCATTAAACAGTATATACCTATTATGAACAAGTTGATTAATAAGTATCTGGCTTCCATGGAATTTATGGCTCACTTTGAACTTGATGAAAACTTTAACGAGACAATAAAATCTCGCCATAGGGATATTTTTTCATATTCTTCATTTTCTGAAGGGGAAAAGATGAGAATAAACTTGGCTATTTTATTTGCTTGGCGTTCAATTGCTAAAATGAGAAATTCGATAAACACTAATTTGTTAACTATGGATGAAGTGTTTGATAGCTCATTAGATTCTAATGGAACTGAAGAGTTCCTGAAGATAATAAAAAACTTGACAATTGATACAAATACGTTTATAATATCTCATAAAACTGATCAATTGATAGATAAATTTGATAAGGTTATAAAATTTGAAAAATATAGAAATTTCAGTAGGAATGTAAATGAATAAATTAAAGCTTGTAGATGAAAATGATCCAATTCTTACGACTCCATGTAAAGAATACGATTTTGACAATCAACCATTTGAACCAATTCAATATGCTAGGGATTTAGTTGAAACTATGTATAGTGTTGGAAGTTTTGGCCTTTCATCAAATCAAGTGGGAAATGAATACAAGGTAATTGCCCTTAGGGGTTCGCCTGAAAATATTGTAGCATATAATCCAAAAATAGTATGGGAAAGCGATGCAAAAATATTATTAGAAGAAAAATCCTTTACTTCGCCGGGAATTTTAGTTAAAATAAAGCGTTCGCAGCATATTCGGGTTAGATATAATATGCCTAATGGAGAACTAGTTACGAAAAAATATACTGGAATGACTGCCAGAATATTTCAACAGCAGATGGATTATTTGAACGGTGAAATATTTTACAATAAAGCAAATTATTTTCATAAAAAACAAGCGTTGAAGAAAAGGAAAAAATGAATATCTTTTATATTGACGAGTCCCCATTTCAATCAGCCGAATGGTTAGTTGATAAGCATGTCGTCAAAATGATTCTGGAATCGGCTCAGTTGTTATCTACAGCACACCGTGTTCTGGATGGTGAAATGGTTGAAGGTATTAAAGTTAATCCAGAGACCGGCAAAACAAGAAAATGTAAAGCATACTTACTAAGTGATTCGCGAGATTCAGTTATTTATTCTGCAACTCATGTTAATCACCCTTCGGCTATTTGGGCCAGGGAATCGGTTGAGAATTATAACTGGCTAGTGGATCACTTTTTTGCAATTATGGCAGAGTATACTTACCGTTACGATAAAGTTCATAAATGCTTCGGTGCAATTAGTGCTACTTTGCAATCTCCTCCACACAAACTAACTAACTGGGATATGACAGAAATGCCGAGTTGTATGGATGAGAAATATATCGTATCAAAAAATCCTATCGACAACTATAGAAATTATTACAAGAATGGTAAATCACACCTTCATTCTTGGAAAAAACGAACACCACCAGAGTGGATTATCTAAGGAGAATATTATGGATGAACAAAAATACGAACAAGCTCAAAAAGATATGGATGAATTTTATAAAGAATTGTCAGAATCAATGTGTATGCCATTTGATGATCAACGAATCTTTATGGAAGCTTGCGATCAAACAACGGTCGATTATAATGAAAAACAGTATAAAATGTATTTGAATTTAATTAAAGAAGAATATGAAGAATTATTTGCAGCATATCACCTTAAAGATAAAGTCGAACAGCTCGATGCTCTTATTGACATTATTGTTGTTACAATTGGGGCTATTCATAGTCTTGGTGCAAATGCTGAAGGTGCTTGGAATGAAGTAATGCGAACTAACTTTGCTAAAATTGATGAAGAAACTGGTAAGGTTCGTAAACGTGATGACGGAAAGGTTTTAAAACCAAAAGACTGGACACCTCCGCAACTAGTTAATTACGTCGAAAAATAATCGCCTATATACTTGCAAGAATTATTAAAAAAGAGGTAATGCAAATGGTAAAGGTAATTGTAGCTAAAGATAAAATTGATTGTGAACATTTATTAGGCACATACGTAGATGAAAGTCATTATGACATTTTAGTAGAAGAAGATACTGATTGTTATATGCCAGCAACGTGCAATTTGCTTGAAAGGTCAAATTGTAACGATGATTGTTCTACTTGCGAAAAAGGGACTGACGAAAGACGTATTGCATTTAAATTTCGTAAAAATTATTTTAGTGAAGAAGAGCAAAAGATGGCTTACGAAGGGCTTGTTAAAGCAGCTACTGGAAGTCAAAATCGAGGTATTGCCGCTGGCCCGCGTGGTGGTCGTTTGGCTTTGGATGAAACTGGTGTTGGAAGGGATTGGGTTACACCATATCAACAAGAAGTTTTAAGTTTTCTTTTAGACGAAAGTGGAAAACTTTTTGAAGATAATAATTTAGAGTCCATTAAAGAAAAATACAAAAATCCAAAATATAGTGCTGAAGATGAAGTTCGTGGAACTGTATGGCTTCGTAGTAAAGTTGAAGAAGAATATCCTGATTATAATGGATGGTTTGATTTATGGGTTGCTGGCCTAAGTAATAAACCGCCGGAAATGATTAAAGAAGAAGCTCATAAAATTGCTTATGAATGGATTTCAACTACTAACTATGCCAGAACAGTATTTTCTGGGGTTGCCGGTTGGTTTGATCGTTATCCACGTATTCCTTATGGAAGGCCAACTTCTTATACCGAAAAACATTTCGATTTATTTAAGAAATCCTATCCGTTTCTTCAAACATTAAATAATGGATTTAAAGAATTGATGCCTTGGAGGTGGTCAAATCAAAAAGCTGCGGTTGATAAAATTGACTCAAAATTTGTAGTTCCTGAAACTGTATTTACTACTATTACAGTAAATAAAGGTTTTCGAACTGCTTGTCATAGGGATGCTGGTGATTTAGACGAAGGTCTTTCTAACCTTTTGGTTTTAGCTAAAGGTGATTTCGAAGGCGGATACTTAGTATTTCCAGAATATCGTGTGGCAGTTAATCCAAGACCAGGTGATTTGCTTCTTGTCAATAATCATGAAATTATTCATGGTAATACTGAAATTAAGCCAAAAGATAAAAATTCTCACCGTATTTCTTTGGTTTGTTATTTTAGGGAAAAAATGCTTGACCTTAAATCTTACGAATATGAATCACTAAGGCGTCAATATGTTGATGAACGCCGTTTAAATAAAGACCATAAACTATGGAAACCTTTATGGAATGGGGTTAGTCCAAATATGTGGTACGAGGAAGAATGGTATGATTATTTGAGAAAACATAACATTCCTAATCCTTATGAAGTTGAAAAATCTGCTAGTCTAGATAATTTCTTTTAAATGAATGGAAATATAAAATGAGAATAATTGCAATTGGCGGTGAGCCAGGTTCCGGAAAATCAACTTTAATGAAACGTATTATTAATGAATTTGAAATGGAACCCAAATATCAAGAATATAAACTTGTGCCTTATTTACAAAGAGGAAACATTTATATTCTAGGAAAATATGAAGAAGGTGAGGTATTTTCCGGAACTGATCGCATGAGTATGGCGGTTCAACCGGAAGCTATAAAATTTCTAAATACATTAAGCGATGATTCTATTGTAATTTATGAAGGCGATAGATTATTTACTACTTCGTTTCTTGAATATTGTATGGAACATTATGACCTTAAAATCGTTTATTTAGAAACCGAACGGGAAGTTCGTGATAAACGGTGCGAGGAACGGGGTAGTGACCAAAACGAACAATGGCTACAAGGCCGTGAAACTAAAATTCTTAATATTTTATCTAACATGTTTTTGATGCTTAATGTTTCTAGGTATCAAAATAATAATTTAAAAGAACAAGAAGTAGTATTTGAAGCAATTACTAAGGAGATGGTAAACTAATGGAAATTAAAATTGATGTGGAAAAACTTCGTAAGCGTGGTTTATTTTTGGCTACCCCGATGTATGGCGGCCAATGCGCGGGTATGTTTACTCGTTCGGTAGCTGATCTTTCGGCATTTTGTGCCAAACATAATATTCCTCTTCAGGTATATTTTCTATTCAACGAATCGTTGGTAACGCGAGCTCGCAATTATTGCGTTGACGAGTTTATGCGTAGCGAATCAGAACATATGATGTTTATTGACTCGGACATTGGATTTAATCCTCAAGATGTAATTGCTTTGATGGCACTTCAAGCAATGGATGAAGATAAATATCAAATTATTGGCGGTCCATATCCAAAGAAAACTATTGCCTGGGAAAAGATTAAAGCAGCAGTAGACAAAGGTGTGGCTGATGAAGATCCAAATGTACTGGAAAACTTTGTGGGTGATTATGTATTCAATCCCAAAGCCGGAACGACTTCTATTAAAATCGACGAACCGGTGGAAGTTATGGAAATCGGTACTGGATTTATGATGGTTGCTAAGTCAGCACTTCAGAAATACACAGATTCTTTTCCACAATATATGTACAAACCAGATCATGTTCGTACAGAAGCATTTGACGGTTCTCGTGAAATTATGCAATTCTTCCAGGCTGAAATTGATCCCAAGACTAAACGGTATTTGTCGGAAGATTATTGGTTCTGTCAACGTGCTCAAGAAATCGGACTTAAAACTTGGTTTTGTCCATGGATGCGTTTGCAACACGTAGGTTCTTATATTTTTGGTGGTTCGCTAGCTGATCTAGCTTCAGTTGGAGTGGCAGCCACAGCTGATCCAAGTAAATTGAAAAAACAGAAAGGTAAATAATATGTTAATTGAATTGACTCACCCAGAAGATAATTATGAATTTTGGATTGATGCTGATGAAATTTCTGCATTAGAACGGTACAATAAACCAAAAACAATTCTAATTAATCCTGATGGTGATAAACCTTCAGTTACAGCCATGGTTATGAAAAATGGAAGGGTTATGTCTTGTAAAGAAACGCCAGCTCAGATTTTTAAAATTATGGCAAATGCAGTTAATTAGTAAATAGGAGTTATATTATGCATATCACAACAGATACTTTAAACATTTTGAAAAACTTTTCTAAAATTAATGCATCTATTTGTATTGATTCTGGCGATGTATTAAAAACTATTTCATCTTCCAGAACTATTATGGCTAAAGCTAAAGTAGATACCAATTTTCCAAAAAACTTTGCAATTTATAATATTGATCGTTTTATTTCAACGCTAAGCTTGTTTAGTATGCCCACTTTGGAATTTAAAGATAATTATGTTGAAATTTCTGATGGAAAAACTAAATCAAATTATACATATGCTGATGAATCTACTTTGAAAAAGGCTCCAGATAAAACTATTAGTTTACCTTCAGTAGATGCTAATTTTGAAATGACATATGACCAGTTTAAAGAAATTGAAAGGGCTGCCGGGGTTTTGGGGTTGCCTGAAATTTCAATTACTGGTGATGGTTCTTCCATTTATCTAAAATCTATTGATTCAAAAAATCCTTCGGGAGATATTTATTCAATTGAAATTGGTGAAACAACTCAAGAGTTTAACGCTATTTTTAAACTGGAAAATATTAATAAAATTCTTTCGGGGACAACATACGAAGTTAGTATTAGTTCTAAAGGTATTTCCCAGTTCTCAAGCGAATTGGTTGATTATTGGATTGCAGTTGAACATAACTCAACTTTCTAAATTAGGGGGAGTAAATCCCCCTTTCTATTTTTATAATGATAATAAAGGATTTAAGCGTGAACGACGAATTTTTGTTTGTGGAAAAGTACCGTCCAAAAACTATTGAAGAAACAATTCTTCCAGCTGACCTGAAACAAGTATTTCAGAAATTTATAGACCAAAAGAATATTCCTAATTTGATTTTGTCTGGTACAGCTGGTGTTGGTAAAACAACTGTTGCCCGAGCTATGCTTGAAGAACTTGGATGTGACTATATTGTAATAAACGGATCTATGAATGGTAATATTGATACGTTGAGAAATGAAATCCTTAATTTTGCATCGTCAGTTTCTTTAAGCGGCGGTCGTAAATATGTTATTTTGGACGAAGCAGACTACCTTAATGCAAATTCTACCCAACCTGCATTACGTAATTTTATGGAAGAATTTTCAAAAAATTGCGGATTTATTCTGACTTGTAACTTCAAAAATAAAATTATTGAACCGTTACATTCCCGTTGCTCTTTGGTTGATTTTAAAATCAGTAAAAAAGATATGGCCAAACTTGCCACTAAGTTTATGAAGCGATTGGTCTTTATTCTGGATAATGAAGGTATCAAATTCGACAAAGCAGTAATTGCTGAATTGATTTCTAAATATTTCCCAGACTGGCGTCGCACGTTAAATGAGATTCAACGATATTCAGTAACAGGTAGTATTGACAGTGGTATTCTGGTAAACCTTCAGGAAACTTCCATCAAAGAATTGATTGGATATATGAAGGATAAAAACTATACGGAAATTCGTAAATGGGTAAAAAATAATATTGATACTGATGTTGATGTATTGTATAACGAGTTTTACTCATCAGCTTCAGAATATTTTACCCCAAGATCAATTCCACTATTGGTTGTTACAGTGGCCAAATACCAATATCAAAATGCATTTTCGGCAAATCCAGAAATTAACTTTGCCGCTTTCTGTGCAGAAGTTATGATTGAAACGGAGTTTAAATAATGAAAAACGATGCAGTAATTTATGATTTTGAAACTTTATCACAAAATGCATCCAAATGTGTGGTGGTTTCTTGTGCAATGACAACATTCAGCCGCGAACGTCTCGGAGAAGGTTATTACACGTTTGATAAACTCGTTAAACAAATTCAAAATATTAAATTCAAAGTTCAGGAACAAGTCGAGGTATATAATCTTGAAATTGATCCAGAAACCCTTGATTGGTGGAGAGAACAATCCAAAGAAGCACGGGCTCTTATCAAACCAAGTTCTGAAGATGTAAGTATTAATAAGATGATTCCTTGGTTTAATTCTCAAATTGATCTTAATGATGTCAGAGTTGTGTACACCCGTAATAATACATTTGATCCAGTTATATTGAAAATGATTTGTGAAATTACGGGACATAAATTCCCATATCCATGGTGGGCGATCCGTGATACCAAAAGTACAATTGATGGCCTAACGTGGCATCACAATATTAAAGATTCATTCATCCCACCTAATTGCGAAGGATATGTAAAACACGATCCAGCGCATGACGTTGCCCTTGATATTATGCGACTTCAAACTTTAGCACAGGCAACCAAATAATGTTAGATGTAACTTTACAAAAACGTGAACCGGAAAAGGTAGAAGTAAAAACAAAGAAACCTACCTACAATTGGCTTTTTGAGAATAGTATCAATACAGGTAAAGAACATTTAGATGTTTCTCAACAAGAATTTAAATATGAGAAATGGAGAACTATTAGTTCTTTATCTAACTTTGTTGACACTATTTTTTATTCTAACCAAATGAATATGAATTATAATGTAACTGATCAGATGCATTACGATTATTTGTTTTATTCTATCAGAAAGTCAAAAAGATATGGTAAAAGGAAGACTGAACAGGATAAGCAAAATGAAAAACTAGCTAAAGAAGAACAAGATAACATTAACGTAATTTGCGATTTTTATAAATACAATAAAGTTAAAGCAAAAGCGGCTTTGCGCGTTTTGACTGGTGAACAAATAAAAGAAATAAAAAATAAATTGCAAAGGTAGAATGATGGATGAATTGTTAGATACTTTAGTTGAAGTGAGAATTAAAAAAGAAGAAAACTTTTTAAAAATTAAAGAAACATTAACACGAATCGGTGTTGCTTCCCGTAAGAATAAAACTTTATATCAATCATGTCATATTTTTCATAAACAAGGAAAATATTACATTGTACATTTTAAAGAAATGTTTTTAGTAGATGGTAAAGAGTCTAATTATACCGACGAAGATATTGGTAGAAGAAATAAGATTATTAGTTTACTGGAAGATTGGGATTTAATTGAAGTTGTTAACCCTTCTAAAATTGAAACGCCAATGGCCTCAATAAGTCAAATTAAAATCATTAGCTATAAAGAAAAATATGACTGGGATTTAGAATCAAAATACAACATAGGTAGAAAGAAAAACTAATGAGAACGACCAAAGAAATCGAAATTGAAATTAAAAAAATTCAAAAAAGGCTTAGGACTAAAGACGATTTCTTTGACCGACCAATTAATAAAATGAAAGGTGAATTAGAAAATGAATTTGTTTCCTTGGAGAAAAAAACCGGAACCAACCCCCGACCAAGCACAAAAGTTGCTGGCAGAAATTAAAGAAATATTATTTCCGCCCTTAAAACTTGAAACAATTACAGAAAAAGACGGGAATACAGTTAAGATAAGTATTGACTATTCTGTTGATTGTAATCTTGATGCGGCTTTGTATGATTTAATGGAAGATTCAAATGATAAAGTCACTCAAGATACCATTAGGAAAGTTTCTGAACGGTTATTTAAAGTTAAACAACTGTTAAATGCAAATGAAGTTATTCATAAAGAAGCTCAATATTTAATGGTATCAAATTTAGAATCACAAGAAAAAGAAGAAAACTTATATACTGAAGAACTTTAATAAGCTATAATTATATTATGAATACTTGGATTATACAAAAATATATTGGGTTGTTGTCAACCCGACTAGATAAATTTCAAAAGAAAAGTTCTACGCTATATAATTTTCGTTGCCCAATTTGCGGGGATTCGGAAACAAATAAAAATAGAGCAAGGGGCTACATTTATCAAACTAAAGGTAAATGGGCCTATCACTGTCATAATTGCGGTGCGAGTATGTCAGCAGTTAATCTTATTAAAACAGTTGACTTAAACCTATTTAATGAGATGCAACTAGAAAATATCAAAGAAAATAAAACTCCCGAGGAATTGAAAAGGGAAGAATTCTTTGAAAAAATGAAAAAACCAAAATTCCTTAAATCGGAACCGTTAAAAGGTCTTAAGAAAGTAAGTCAACTTTCACCAGACGATTCTATAAAAAAATATATTATCAAACGTAAGATACCGAATAAGTATCATGCGAAACTATTTGCATGTCCAAATTTTATGGAATTTACAAATAGATTTATTCCAAATAAATTTAATAAAGATGCTTTAAAGTACGATGAGCGTAGGTTACTAATACCATTCTTTAATGAAAATAAAGATTTACATGCTTACCAAGGTAGATCGTTTCGAACCGGTGATAGAGGTGTGAAATATATCACCATTGTCTTGGACGAAACTGTTCCTAAAATTTATGGCTTAGATACAGTTGATAAAAAAGAAACAACATATGTTCTTGAAGGTCCAATTGATTCTATGTTTGTGGAGAACTCAATAGCAGTCGCTGGTGGCCAGATGGTTTCTGCTCTAAAAGGTTTTAACAAAGATAATCTGGTATTAATTTATGATAATGAACCAAGATCAAAAGAAACTGCTTCCAAAATTGAAAAGGCGATATACAACGGATATAAAGTATGTATCTGGCCCAAAAACCTAGAACATAAAGATGTGAATGATATGGTCATGGCAGGAATGACTCCGGAATTTATCAAACACACAATTGATCATAATACGTTTAGTGACCTGCAAGCTAAACTAGCACTAGCAAATTGGAGAATTTGATGAAAGTAACTTTGAAGGCATACACGCAACCTGTTGATAATACAGATATTAGTGATATGCAGGAATTTATTGCCTTTTGCGCAAGGGTATCAAACCCATCTAACCAATATAACACAGAAACAAGCGATAGGTTATTGGCTTATCTAATCAATCATAAACACTGGTCACCATTTGAGATGGCTGATGCAAATTTAGAAATCGAATGTACTCGTGATATTGGTCGTCAAATTCTCCGACACGCTTCCTTTCGTTTCCAGGAATTTAGTCAACGTTATGCCGATCCAACAAAAGACATGATCTTTGTTTATCGTGAAGCCAGACTCCAAGATCCTAAAAACCGCCAAAATAGTATTAAGGTAAATGATCCGCGACTAGAATCTGAATGGCAAGATAAACAACAAGAAGTTATTAATGCCGCCCGAGATGCTTATCGTTGGGCCATTGAAAATGGTATTGCCAAAGAGCAAGCACGTTGTGTTCTACCCGAAGGTAATACTATGTCAAGAATGTATATGAAAGGTTCTATTCGCAGTTGGATTCATTATATTGATATTCGTACCGGAGAAGAAACTCAACTTGAACATAGATTAATTGCCAAGGCTTGTGCTGAAGCAATTAGTAAAATCTTTCCTATGGTGGAAAATTTTAAACACTAATTACATATTCAATAATGTTCAATAAGAGGGTTCGATGTTAAAAGTAATAAAAAGAAATGGAACAAAAGAAGAATTAAACCTATCTAAGTTTCATAAAGTTGTTGAATGGGCCTGTGAAAATATCACAGGTGTATTTGAATCAGAAATTGAAATTCGTTCTCATATTCAATTTTACAATGGAATGAAAACTTCTGATATTCAAGAAACCTTGATTAAAGCTGCGGCAGAATTAATTAGTGAAGATACTCCAAACTACCAGTATGTTGCGGGTAGATTAATTAACTATCATCTTCGTAAATTGGTTTATGAACAATATGAACCGCCTAAATTAATTGATCATATTAAGAAAGTTGTGGATTTGGGGTTTTACGAACCAAAAATCTTAGAATGGTATACTGAAGAAGAGATTGAAGAGATTGATAAATTTGTTGATCATGAACTAGACTTTAATATTGCTTATGTCGGAATGGAACAATTTCGCGGTAAATATCTAGTTAAAAACCGTGTTACGGGTCAAGTTTATGAAACGCCTCAAATGGCTTATGTTTTGATTGCTATGACATTATTTCATAATTATAAAATCGATAGAATTAAATGGGTAAAGGAATTTTATAATGCAATTTCCCAATTCTATATTTCTCTACCAACTCCAATCATGGCAGGCCTAAGAACTCCTCAACGACAGTTTGCCTCTTGTGTATTGGTCGAAAGCGGTGATTCGTTAGATTCTATTAATGCAACTTCTGCGGCAGTTGTAAAATATGTTTCACAAAAAGCCGGTATTGGAATTAATGGCGGGCGTATTAGGGCAAAGGGTTCACCAATCCGTAATGGAGATACCAGCCATACAGGTGTTATCCCATTCTATAAACATTTTCAATCTGCCGTAAAATCATGTTCACAGGGAGGCGTTCGCGGTGGCGCCGCCACTCTTTATTATCCGATTTGGCATCTAGAAGTAGAAGATCTTTTGGTACTTAAAAACAATAAAGGTACGGAAGATAACCGTGTTCGACATATGGATTATGGTGTTCAGTTTAACAAATTAATGTATGAGCGTTTGTTGTCGGGCGGAGAAATTACGTTATTCTCTCCAAGCGACGTTCCTGGCCTTTATGATGCTTTCTTTGAGGATAATGATAAGTTTGAGCAACTGTATACAAAATATGAAAACAGTTCCAATATTCGTAAAAAGAAAGTTTCTGCAATTGAATTATTCTCTTCATTTATGCAAGAACGTAAAGATACTGGTAGAATTTATTTGATGAACGTAGACCATGCTAATAGTCATGGTTCTTTTGTTCCAGAACTAGCCCCAATCCGTCAAAGTAACCTTTGTACCGAAATCACACTTCCGTGCAAACCTTTGAATAATATCAATGATCCGGATGGAGAAATCGCACTCTGTATTCTTTCGGCAATTAACTGGGGTCTTATAAACAAACCAGAAGATTTTGAAAAATCTTGCACCTTAGCAGTTCGAGCTTTGGATGCTTTGATTGACTATCAAGATTATCCGGTATATGCCGCCGAATACTCAACAAAAGCACGTCGTCCTATTGGAATTGGTATTATTAATTTCGCATATTGGATGGCTAAAAATGATTTGAATTATCAATATATTGATGAAGCTGGCCTTCAATTGATTCATGAATACGCAGAGGCTTGGTCTTATTATTTGATTAAAGCATCATTGGATTTAGCAAAAGAAAGTAATAAAATTTCCAAGCTAAAAGAAACAAAATATTCGCAAGGTATTGTTCCAATTGATACGTATAAAAAAGAGCTTGATGAAATAGTCAAACCCGTTTATAATATGGATTGGGATGGACTAAGAACGGAGCTTAAAGAGCACGGAATTAAAAACTCCACGCTGATGGCACTTATGCCATCAGAAACTTCTTCTCAAATCGCCAATGCCACAAATGGTATTGAACCGCCTCGTTCTTTGGTTTCGGTTAAACAAAGTAAGGATGGTATTCTTAAGCAGGTTGTTCCACAGGTTCGTAAACTCAAGAACAAATATGACCTGTTATGGGATCAGAAATCGCCGGTTGGATATTTGAAAATTGTTTCTGTGTTGCAGAAATTTATAGATCAAGGCATTTCAGTTAATACTTCGTATAATCCTAGATTTTATGAAGAAGAAAAGATTCCAATGTCTGAGATGATTCAACATATATTAATGTTTTACAAATACGGGGGTAAACAATTATATTATTTTAATACCAATGATGGTGCCGGAGAGATGGAACTTCCGAAATTAAAGGAAGGTGAAGTAGAAGATGATACGAGTTGTGATTCTTGCACTATTTAGCTTGTAAAATACACTTGTAAAATTTAAGGATAGTAAATGAAAGTATTTGATTCAACAAATAAAAAAGATCATACACAAGCCCGTGCGTTTTTTGATGACGCTCCAACTATTGCTAGGTATGATAAAGTAAAATATTCATTTTTAGAAAAGTTGACTGATAAGCAACTTGGTTTCTTTTGGCGACCGGAAGAAGTTGATATCTATAATGATGCCAAAGATTTTAAGTCTTTGACTGAACACGAACAACATATTTTTACTAGTAATCTAAAACGACAAATTCTTTTGGATTCAGTTCAGGGTCGTGCTCCAACAGCGGCCTTTGCGCCTATTTGTTCATTACCAGAACTAGAAAACTGGATTACAACTTGGACATTTAGCGAAACTATTCACTCAAGGTCATATACACATATTATTCGTAATATCTATTCAAATCCTTCAATTGTTTTTGATGGTATTATGGATATTGAAGAAATTGTTGATTGTGCAGATGATATTAGTGAATATTATGACCAACTTATCAAAATGAATAATTTTTATTCAGATAAAGATCATCCAGAACATGAATTATATGAACATAAGAAACTTTTGTGGCTAACATTGATGTCAGTGAATATTCTTGAAGGCGTCCGATTTTATGTTTCATTTGCTTGTAGTTGGGCCTTTGCCGAGCTTAAAAAGATGGAAGGTAATGCCAAAATTATTAAATTGATCGCCCGCGATGAGAACCTACACTTGGCAGGAACTCAACAACTTCTAAAAGTTCTTAAGAAAGACGATCCTATTTTTGAGAAAATTGCGGAAGAAACAAAGGAAGAATGCGTACATCTTTTTGAGCAAGCAGTAGACCAAGAAAAACAATGGGCTAAGTATTTGTTTAAAGATGGTTCAATGATTGGTTTGAACGAGAAAGTCCTTTCAGACTATATAGAGTGGATTGCAAATAAACGAATGACTGCTATTGGACTACCAACAAAATATAAAGGCGGCGCAAATCCTTTACCATGGACGCAAAAATGGATTAGTGGATCTGAAGTTCAAGTCGCGCCTCAAGAAACGGAAATAACTTCATATGTTATTGGTGGTGTTAAAAAGGACGTAACAACTGATTCCTTTAAAGGATTTAGCTTATGACAAATATAAACGAAAAATATACAACGTGTCCTGAGTGCGAAGCTGAATTTTTTGTTCAGCATGATAATGTCGGAGACCCTGAATATTGTCCATTTTGTTCAGCGGTATTGATTGATGATATCGAAGAGGATTATGATGACGAGGATTATTAAATAATTCTATAATAAATATTGATAGCTTAAATAAATTATAGAGTTATCAATGTGGATATATGATGAAAAAGAATTAGACGAATCTCTTATAGATGATTATATTGGATTCGTCTATATAATAACAAACCTTACCAATAATAAAAAATATATTGGAAAAAAGCTTTTTAAGAGTACAAGATCAAAAAAAGTTAAAGGAAAGACCCGTAGAAAACGAGTCATCAAAGAAACTGATTGGAAAAAATATTGGGGTTCTAATGAAGAACTTAAAGAAGATGTAAAAAAACTCGGCGAATCAAATTTTCAAAGAAAAATACTAAACTTATGTAAAACTAAAGGTGAGTGTAATTACTTTGAAGCGAAACATCAATTCGTAAACGAAGTTTTAGAAAACGATGATTGGTATAATGGACATATATGGGTTAGGGTTCATAAAAAACATATTAATCCTAAATAAAAAGCTTTACTTTGCTTTAAAAAAATAGTATAATATTGTATAAAATGAAAGGAAAAAAATGAATATTGTTTTATATACAAAACCAAATTGTTCTTTTTGCGAAAAGGCTAAGCTTCTTTTGAATGTTAAAAACTTGCCCTTTTCTGAACAAGTATTAGGTTCTGATTTCACTAAAGAATTTCTTCTTGAACGTTATCCAGATGCGTCTACTTATCCGGTTGTGGTAATTGATGGATTTGATATCGGAGGATATAATGAATTGTTAATGAAACTAAATGAAGAATCTTACAAACAAACTCATGAAAAACTATTGATGGAGAGTAAATAATAATGAATGTTAATCGCGATGCTTTGATTAATGATCTACGTGGTAATGTGATTGAAGTTGGCTTTACTAAGGTCAACGGTGAAAAGCGGGTAATGCTCGCCACCCTTCGGGAAGATATGTTGCCCGAATCCTTCCGAAACTCAGAAGCTGAGAAAAAAGAAGAAAAAGATTTTCATCAAGAATATAAAGAATCAATCGCTTGTTGGGATGTTCAAAAAGGCGGTTGGCGCTCTTTCCGAATTGATAGCGTGGAATATGTTCAAGCCAAGGATGGCTATAATTAATGATTGGATTTGAAGAAAACGAAATTTCCGAAAACGCCAATGGCGGCACGGAACTATCAAAACGCAAACTAGCTCATCTTATTCCGGATGAGCTATTGCACGAATTTCAAATTATCCCTTCTCGAGTACGAGATCTTAAAGAGGATAAGATTCGACTTTATTGGCAGCACGATCTAGCCATGGATCCAGAAGTTAGTCATCTGGCCGATACTAATAGTCGAAACCAATTCCATAAATTCTGTTTTGTCTCTAATTGGCAATTGAACGATTTTGTGGATAAACTTAAATTCCCCCAAGATGAAAAATGTCAGGTAATTGAGAACCCGATTGATCCACTGGAGGCTCACGTGAAGCCAAAAGATGTAGTCAATTTGGTATATTTTTCAACGCCTCAACGTGGTCTGGATATTCTGGTTCCTGTGTTTGAAGAACTAGCCAAGAAACATGATAATATTCATTTGCACGTATTCTCAAGTTTTAAGATTTATGGATGGGAAGATTCTGATAAAGCCTTTGAGCCGTTGTTTAATAGAATTGAACAGCATCCTCAGATGACTTATCACGGAGCAGTTCCTAATGAAATACTGAGAGAAAAACTCAAAGAGATGCATATCCT